CCGGGGGTTGGCTGCTCCTTTGGCTTCTCGAACCAAGACTTGATTGTATCTTTATCGGGAAGCTTGTAGCGCTTTCGAAGAATCTGTTTCTTAGTGATTGGATCTTCAAAAACGTATTCTTCATCCGCCAGTTTTTCCAAATCCTTGTACGTCATGTACATCTTGTCGATAACATACTTTGAGCGGCGAATATCCGGAACCTTACAGGATCGATCGGGCAAAACGTAACGGATATCTTTCGATTCGAAGGTCGGAATGTGAACTTCCTGCTCCTCCACGACTTTCTTGTACGTCATAGAAGTTGGCGTTTCCAAAATCGCCGCTGGAGCAGATTTCACACTGGATGGAACTGTTACGGGACCCGCCATGGGTTCATAGCGAGTGGCGTTTTTGGTGTAACTCTTGAACCCCCACTTCCAAATACCAGTACCGAAGTTGAGCGCGGAAAAAAGTCCCCAATCGGTTTCCTGACGAAAGTTTATCTCATCTAATTCCTGCCCGATAACCGCAGAAATCGCTCGGGCAGTGTTCTGATTGAGATTTGGCCGCGGACGCAGAACAAATGGCGGGCTCTCGTAAAAAAGCCCGTTCATGATTTGCGGGTGAATTGAGTTCACCGTTTCGGCTACCACGAAGCGGTTCACATTTGAACGTGGCAGCGTAGTCCCTTCCCACATGATTACAGATGGCGGGGATTGATAGAGTGCATCCGCTTCGCGCCACCGCAAACTCCAATAGTTCGTTGTGAGCCATGCTTCCGTACTTTGGGCGTCCTGGACCGTGATCTGTAAGGCCGCGGCATCCTCAACTTCCGCAGCGGAGTGTACTTGGGCTGGGTCTACTTGTCCCTGCGGATTTGCGGCGTCTGGTTCTATACGCACTTAATTTCCTATGAGTTGATGAACTTAAAAGGTATTGGTTCTGGAACCTTGCACTTATCGCAAGGCAGGTATTTCTCACGCAGGAGAAACAAGACGTGGCCGATTCCAGCCACGGTTAGAATTTGGTACGGATTAAGAAATCCCGCACATAAGGAAACGAACAAGGCTGTCCATGCGCCGAGGCACATCGGACAGTCTCTCAGTTCTTGGAGGAATTTTCCTTTAAAAACGGGATCGAAAATCTTCCCGCTATGCAGAAGCAGAGTTAGGTGTGATTGCGCCGCGGAGAGAATCAACAATCCGCTGAAGATAGGCTGTATCATTCCCTGCAATTAACTCCTGCGATCCGAAAGAGACAATTGTTGGAACCTGAAAATTTCCGTTGGGGTATGCTGCTCGCAACCCCGCTTGAAGAATTGGATCGAATCCGATCTCTATGGATTCAACGGAAACATTATTAGCGGTAAGAAAATTTCTGGCCGCTTCACAATGCGGACACCCTTTCTGCACATACATTCTGACCTGCGCCATTCTTGTTTCTCCTTTTTCAGTTAATGCTGAAAACCGTCTACAAATTTTAAGCGTTTTGAATCTTCGTCCATTTACATCCGCCCGCAGTATTACTGACGATAGTGGGTTCGAGAATCAAAGTGGCATTTTGCACAACAGTTGCGGTAGCAGAACCATCTATCGTCTCGGCTGCCCAAGTACTCGTTGAACCGCTGGAACCAGGAAATGCAGTCACCGTCGAAGAAGTCGCATTGATGTTCTTGATGTAAATACGACCCGCAGGACCTGGGGGAAGCCCGGCACATGGTTGGAGGGTGAAACTACCCGTACCATAGTTCAAAATGATATACTGATCCGCATCTACCTGTTGCGGGGCTGAACAACTTCCAGCTACTGTTTGGGCACCCAGACTTCCCGTGGGATTGTACGCAGTGAATTGCGTTGAACTGCTTGTTTGCACATAATAAGTCTGATTATAACCTGTTGGTGTGATCCCCGTGCATGTACAGAGCGTTCCCGCAAGGCAGGTATTGCCAGAAGCGAAAGTAATTGTAACCGTATTCCCGGATTCTGTAGCACCCGTTGTCGTTACAGCGGCAGCCGCAGCCGATACATAGGTGTTCGCAGTCGTAAAACTGGTATTACCTAAGTACCGATTAACTCCTCTGGCAAATAGAAAAGCTAAGAGATTGGAAGCTCCATTTTGATTTTCATGAATTCCATCAACTTGGAACCAAGTAGTGCTAGCATTGCACCCACTACACCCAAGTTGCGTAGTCCCGCCCACATCGATAAAAAAATCGGCTCCTATGGATGTATTCCAATTAGATCGTAGGGCTTGTTGTAACGATTCTTCAAAAGTACTACTTGAAGTTCGATCCATGGGGGTAGCGATCCCCACTATCCAACCAACTTTATGTCGGGCCTTCACATATTGGGACGTTGCTTGGACAACTGCGGCGGCGGTGTTTCCTCCCCCAACAACATCATTTGTCCCGCCCCACAAGAGATCAACATTCAGGGCACCGGGACGGAATGTTGTATCTACTCCATAATCTGCGTTTAAAACAAAATTAGAATTAACTCCGCTCCCAGGAGTTATGATTAACCCTTCTCCGAGTAACCCAGAATTCGTGATGTCCCATGTCCCGTTATTCAAAATCATTTGGGCACACCATGAAGTTGTGAGATTTACAATTACAGTCGTAGAATCTCCGTCACACGTAAGATGGTTGCCATTTGCCACAGCCATACCAACACTAATGCCATTGATTGTCTGCCCTGCAAGTATTGCCGTTACCCCACGAGCGGACATCGTGTTCAGCATATACTGACTTATTTCAGCCGCTTCCGTAGGTGTCACAACACGATTATAAAAGTCCGCGAAATAGATATTTTCTGCCGAACCGTTCGCTCCCCAATAAAGAGAGTTGTTGTTTCCAGTTGCTGATCCGCAGAGTTGATACTGGCTGGCGTTGGTGCCAACGGAAGCGCCCGGAGCGCCACCATAATAATTCTGTTCTTCTTTCCCGTTCAGATAAATCCGGTCGGCGGTATCCATCACCATGCCGAGTACGCCAGTCCCCCCAAAGAACGCCTTTTGCGTGGCCTTTGAAGTATTATTGGAAATGGTCTGCAACTGACCGTTGTTTCCTGTTGGCCCGATAGTGGAGTTGCCGCTGAATTTGATGATGGCCAAGCCCACGCCACCCGTTGTTCCCGAACCACCATTGTTACTGAAAAACGGTGCGTAATTTCCTGCAGAAAATGTTTTACTTGCCATCACAAAGATAGACTTCGCACCATTAAGCGCAGAAGGTAGGATCACCGCTCCGGCACTAGGGCAAGAGATGCCGCCAGAATTCGCAATGATACTGGGTGCCGTACCAACAGTACCGACTGCGTTATTCCCATTTCCCGAATAATCCACAAGAGACGCAGGCGTTTCAGTCGCAAGCATCCGATACTCTGCTATGAGGCCGGATTGAACAGGATTTGCTCCGCTTCCGGTAAAACTTATGTTTCCGTTCCCATCCGTAGTTACAGCCTGCAATTGACCGTTCGTGGCGCGGCCATAAATCATGACTGGATTCGGAACACCATTGTTGATTGTATCAGTCATATTAACTTAAATTTCCATTCCCATCTGTTGTCACCGCAGTTAGGACGCCATTCGGGGCGCGGCCATAAATCATGACTGGATTCGGAACTGTGTTGGAAATAGTATCAACTGTAGAGGTACTTCCAGAAGTATTCAAATTCCCTTGTCCATCTGTCGTAATAGCATATAAATTTCCGTTCGCGGCTCGGGCATAGATCATGACAGGTCGGCATTGAGAATTTGCGATTGTATCCGTCATTTTTTAGGTTCCGAAAATCGATTCTTCTGGGTATTTCAGGATCGGCATTCCTTCCCAGTGTGTCGGGGCTGGGACTATTATTTCTTGACGATCATAACCATCTGTTTTCCAAAGGCCCGGCGTTTCCGGTTTGGATTGAACTTCTGGGTCTCGATACATGAACTGCCGTTCGGACAATTGTTTCTGTTTGAGCAAATCCCAAGCGGCGGTTTGTTTTTCTTGTTCAGTTTGCGGACAAGAAATATCCTTGGGGAGATAGCGGGCGAGCCGGGCGAGCGTATCTACGGAATCGTCCTTGCGGTTTGCTCCGGCTTTGAAGTTAACGTGCTCTTTGATAACTTCATTCATCACATCTTCGGGAATATCTGCGGAGAAGAAAATCTGGTTATTTACGAGCAGAATTTCCGTCTCGGCAGCGCGTTCGTTTTTCGCACCCTTGATGTTCTCGATCGGAATCCATTCAATGGCCGGGCAATCTCCGTAGCCGACTTTTTGGAGCGCCCGCACGATATCGTTTTCCAGAAAGTCGTGCGCCGGAGGTTTCTCAATTCCGAAATTCCGCACGGGTTTCCAGCGGTTGGCTTGGTTCGCTATCTGAAATGGCAGGTCAGATTTGCTCCATCGTCCGCGGCTGATATCACACACAAACATGCGCCCCGCGAGCGGACCTGCGGTGGTGAATTTCCCGACCATACCGCATGAACGGTCGGATTTTTTTCCATCCGTGGTTGCCAAATCCCAAACATCCGCGACGAAATAGGTTCCGTCCTGTGGGAATTCCGAGGATGGAATAATCTGCTTACGGAGCATCTGGTCCGTAAACTTGACAGTTTTTGTGAGTGTCGGGTTCAGCAGGTACTGACAACTGAATATGAAGGCATCTACCTTATATTC